AACGAATGTCTTGGCCTACAAAATTGTTGGTCTCATACGCCTTACGTACAACAACTTTCAGTCGTTTTTTAAGCGCCTCATATACAGCGTCAGATGGCCGCCCCAAGCCGTATCCGCCAAACGCCGAGAAATCCAGCAGGTCTCTTACTCTGTAATCTCGAAGCTGGCCGTTACGAACAAACTCGCCAAACGAAACAAGCGCCTTGTAATCGTTGAAGTTGGGGTCGGAAAACAGTTTGATCAGCAGCGCCTTACGTGCCGTTTCATTGATGTATTTGTCAGCGCCTTTGAAGTCGTTGGCGAGAAGGAACGACTCGGCGGTTTGCTGCTGTTCTTTTGTCAGCGCCTGGTTCGGTGTGTTGCCTCGAATCTCACCAATCCTGTCTTTGCCGCTCATGCGCACAGCAACATCCGGCTTGCCGTCTTTGTAATAGACGTAGAAGTCACCTTGTTCAATCTGGCCGCGTGCCGTATTAACACTTGCGCCCGTACACCACGACGTGCCTGCACATCCGGCGTTGAGTGCGGTTGCGGCTTCTTCTAAACTTGCAGCATTAGTGCGGCGATCTTCCAGCAGGCCGTCTTGAATAAGCTGCTCAACCAACTCGTTGTCGTCTCCAAACGCAGCAGTGTCATACCCTGTTTTGTTGAACGCAGCGCTAATTTCTGCGTCGGTATACAGCTCACTCAAATTTTTTGTTTCTCCCGCAGCCGCCTGGTCAAACTTCTTCCACCCATTAAACCGCTCGTTTTTCTTGGCGTTGTTGTCTGCGGCCTTTTGCAACCCGTCCAGAAACGCTGTCTTCAAGTTTTTACCGCGACGCAGCTCTTCAATTACCGCATCAGCGCCGTCTTTTCCAACAACAGCAATGTTGTGTCGGTTGTTGTTTGCAATCTCCGCAAGACGCAACCTACCGTCTTTACCCGACAACACCGCGTACTTTGAAGCCGCTTTCAGCACCAATGCCATTTCTGCAACGGTGTAGTTGGTGTAGTTGTCGCTGAAATACTGCGCCAGGTTTGTAAAGTCTTCTTTACGTTGCTTGGCAATTTCCCTTGCTTCCCGCTTGCGCAGAGCCGGGTCTTCCATAGCTTTAACAGCAGCATGCGTAGCGGGTTCCGCTTCAAGGTAGTGCAACGGGTTGTCGTTGTCATATATCTTGCCGTCAGACATCGTGGCAAGAGCGGTGTAGTTAAGCGAATCTGCGGTGGGGACCGATAGTAGCTTGTCCAGGTCCTGACCCATTTCGTAAACAATGTCGCTGGCAATACGCTCAACGTCCTCGGGGGTGCGGTCTTTTTGTTTGATGCGGTCACCGAACTGATCGGCAAACTGCTTCATTGAGTTACTACCGGTGTGCAACGCTGCGATGTCTTTGGCAGACATCTTGCGGCTACGCTTGGTCTCGCGGCCCAGGTTCTTGGCGCTAGAGGGAACCATCAACGCATCAATAGCGGTAATCGACGCACCCAGCATGGTCTCCGTCTCGGCATTGGTGAAGCCAACCAAGCGCAAAACAATGCTCTTGATGGCCCGCAGCATGTCAGTCAGACGCCAGGGCTTCGCACGCAGCTGCTCTTGCAGCTTCTTGTTGGAGAACACTTCAGCCGCAAACTCGGACAGGCTGCCCTTGGCGCTGGCGCTGGTAATACTTGGATCGTCCTTGATCGCGTTGTGGATGTCGGTCAGCTCACGCACGGCAGCGCGTTGCGTCTCGGTCAACTTGTCGGGGTTGTTCTTATATAGTTTGATCACACGCTCGGTAACAGCGTGGGTGCCCTCGTGGAGCAGAACTTCCTGGGACAAACCGCCGTTGCGGCTAAGTTCAATCTTTGTGCTAATAGCACTACCCAGCACTTCACCACCCGCGTTGTCATATAGGCGGTTCTGAACAACCACGTCAGTTCCGCTCAACATCGTAGCCAGGCGTTTGGCCACAGCGCGGTTCAGCTTGTCGGCGTTGGGGTCCTCTGCAATATCAAACAGCACCGACGTCAGCTTGTTGTTCTCCAACGCCTGAACTTGATCCGGTGTTAGGTCTGGACTTGCAACTTCCACCCCACGGGCAAAACGCTCAGATTCGCGTTCCACTGCCTCTGCTTCACGACGTGCTTGCTGGCGTGGGGTCTCAAACACCGCTGCGCGTTCTGTGGCAACAGTCTCCGATTGTTTAGCCGTTAGCTTGGCCACGCTATCTTTCAGCTTCTTCTCGTCTTCTTCCAGCTTGCGGTACGTTGGAGAAATCTTGCCCTTCTCCAGGTGCTTCTTGTTTGTCTTCAAGAAGGTCATACGCCGCTGCACTTCAGCCAGGTCGCTGCGGGCCTTGATGAGCTTGTTGGTCGTTACCGCTGCGGGCTCCACCATCGGCGTGGGTTTGAGCGGCTGCACGATCTGGTTCGTTCTTACATCACGGTAAGCACCAATACGCTTAACAGGTTGTAGCTTGGGCGCCTTCTCACCCTTGCGCTTGCGACGCCGCGCTGAAGCCGCATCATAGGCAGCGGCCTGGGCCTCATCAAACTCACGGGCTTCTTTCTCAGCCTTGCGGGTCAGCAACTCGGTCTTAACAACCGGAGCGTTGGCATAGACGGTATCCAGCTTTTGCTTCTGCTCGTCCAGCTTTGCCTGCAACTCAGCCTTGCGGTCTGCGTCTGTCTCGTTGTCAATCTGTTCGTCCAGGCTACCCATGGCACTGCGGATTTCCGCAATCTGTTGCTTGAGGTTGGAGGTGTCTTTCTCCAGACGCACACCTGGCAGGTTCAAGCCCTCACGCCCAGCTTGTAGCGCACCACGCCACACGGGTTCCGGCGTGGGTTTAGTCTGATCGGTAACTGCGGCCTCTTCCTCTGCCTTGGCAGCACGTGCTTTTTCAGCGGCTTCAGCTGCGGCAACTTGTTGCTTTTCTGCTTGCAGGGCTTTGTTCGCCTCGGCCAAATCTTCTTGCGCAGCGAACAGATCCTTGTTGGCTACCTCCATGCGCTTTTGCAGCGGCTTGACCAGCGTATCGTCGGCGGCAATTGTTGCGTTGATAGCGGCTTCTAACTCTCTGCCAACAGCCAGTGCTTCCTCTGCTTGCTTCAGCTTTGCCCGCAGGGCACGCTCTTGTTTGAGCGCGTTGCCTACGTTGACCAAGGTCCGCACGTCTGCTGGTTCAGACAGCAAGAAAGTTCTGATGGCCTCGATGTCTTGCACTGCTATAGCAGCGCTATCACGGGCTGCCTGGAGAGCCAGCAACGTCTGGCTAATAGCGCCCAGGTCTTCTGCAAACTCTTGTTTGAAGTTATGCAGCACAGTGCCAGACCTCTGCGCTGTTTTGAGCTTTGACGTGTAGTGCGCCTTGGCTTTGCGCAACTTGTTGGTTGCGGTAGGTAGCTCCCGGCTTAGACGCTGCAACGCGTCGATGTTGTTCTGACGACGCTTCTCGATGTCCTCCCGCAGCTTCTGGACTTGACCAGACTCAAGCAACTTCTGGAAGTTACGCACGGTGTCACGCACCGTCTGGGGCATGTCGCCAAACAACTCCCGCTGGGGCTGCGCTTCAAACTTAGCCTCACCACGAGCAACACGTTCGGTCTCTGCTGCGCTCAAGGCGGGTGCTGCACTACGGCCTGCGGCCTCTTGCGCACGCATCATCTCGTCCAGATCACGCACGGCAAACGGGTTAGGCAGGTTGCCTTCCAGGACTTGCTGTGCCTGCTCACGAGCCAATTTAGCAAACTCAGGATCGGTCGAACCAGGCAGCGCTTCACGCAGGCGCTCAAGCAAGTCAATGGACGCCTGGTCCATCTTGGCAGCGTTGCCACTTGTTTTGTCCTGCTCAAACAGACGAGCCATCTCGGCCAGCGATCCCACTTTGGCGGGGGCTTTTTCTCCCACTGCCGGTGCTGCACGGGTGCGGCGATCAGCCGTAGACAACGCCTGCTCGATCAGGTTTAGGGCATCTTGCTTGTCCTCGGCAGCACGACGAGGCGCACCACGCAAAGCTAGTTCGGCAGGGGCAGCAATACGCGGTCCAGTCTCCCGAGGCGTTTCCATCGTCTTGCCTTCAATGCGCTTGCCTTCTTCGTCTTCAAAGAAGAACTGCTGGCCACGGCGAGGCTCGTTCTTTTGCTCGGTCTTGGCGGCTTCGGCCAAGTTAAAGCGCTGCGCGGCATCAAGGACGTTGTCAAATGTAGACTTGCGCACGATGCGCTGAAGCTGACGCACGCTAGTAACCGGGTTGTTGAACTGCCCCCAGTTGTTATCCAGCGTATTCAGTGCCTCCATGGCTCGGGCACGCGCTTCGCCACGCTCCCAGTCCGCCATCTCAGGCAGACCAAACATAGCACGGCGAGCATTGATCTCATTAGCATGCGCCTCGGCAAACTGCTCCTTGATGCCACTGACACGCTCGCGTTGGGTTTCCGGCAGACCAATACGACCAGCAAGGGCTTTGACTCGGGCCAACTCAACCATGAGCATGCGCTGGGTGTCGGCATAGGACACCGCCTTTTTCTCTTGCGCGGCGGTATCTGCTGGTTTTGTGCCTAGCAAGCCTTGTAACTCAGCCGTAGCCTGGCCAGCATCGGCTGTGAGATCGGTACCGAGGTCCTCTTTACTGCGCAGCTCACGGATCAGATTCTGAGCAGTAGCCTTATCCTTGGTAGCCAGGGCTATCTTGAGCTGCGCACGCAAGTCGTCGATGCTGGCTTTCTTACCGCCAAGCCCACGGTACAACGTACCGGGCATGATCTTCCCTGTCTCACGCGGCAGCGTACCCACAAGCGCCTCCACCACGGCTTCTTCATGGTCGCGTTTTGCCAGGCGTTCTTCAGCGGCGATGCGGTTGGCTTCGGAGAAGCTGTCCTCTGGGACACGTCCAAGGCGGCGGATACCCTCAACCTCGGGCTGGATGCGTTGTGCACGGCGTGCGTCTTGGTCGGCCTGTTCCGCCTCCTGGGCAAGTCTGTCTGCCTCCGCACGTTGAGCTTCTAGGGCGGCTCGCTCTTCCCCTTCCACCTGACCCAGGCGTTGCTGCGCCGCTAACGTAGCCTGGCTTCCGGCAATTTTTGCCTCTTTAGCGGCGGCCTTGTCCTGAAGAGTAAGCGTGGACTCCAACGAATTCAGCACACGTTGGCTCTGGGCAGGGGTCAAGCCGGGGATCGGTAAGCCTGCGGCAACCAACGCCCGTGCCATCTCCGGCTTTGCCAGGATGTAGTCGACGTAGCTACCAACGTCGGCGTAGGGTTCCCGGTCCTGGGCTAGCTTGACTTGCGCTGCGGCAAACTTTTGGGCATCCGAGTAGGGGGTAATGGGCTGAGTACCCACAGGCTCAGGCATCATGCCTCGTGGCATTTTGGTCTTGCCCGGTACTTCCTGGGCTTGTTCCAACGCATACTCTTCGGGCGTCATCGCCTTGATGCGCTCATACTCAGCCGTGTCTTTATCGCGCTGGGCTTGTAGCAAAGCGTAGCGTTGCAGATATTCTTGCTGCTCTTTCTCCAGCTTGCGAGCACGTGCTTCCTCGGCCTTGGCTGCTTTTGCCGTAATCTTGGGCTCAGGCTGCGCGGGTGTAGGTGGTTGGCGCAGGGTAGGCTCGGGTATGGCCTCGGTCCCGGGAACGACTTCGGGAGGTTGCTCGCCCGGTTGTGCCGCTTGTTCTGCCGGTTGTTGCCCGGCAACGGGGCCAGGAGGTGTGACAGGCTTAGCCCGACGACCGATGGCCAAGTCCAGCAGACCCTGAACCAACGCGCCAGTAGCGCCGCCGTAGGCAGCAGACTCACCAACTTGCTCAATGATCGCCTGGTCGGGTTTGTAGATGCCCTTGGCAATGAGGTTCTGTGCAATTTGAGCTGCGGCTTCTTGCGCAGCTTCTTCGCCACCTGCCAACAACGCACGACGAACTGCCGCCGCAGCTCCAGCCTGCACAGGTGCAGATAGACGGTTCAGAATCCGGGCCGGAGCAAACATCTCTGTTGCGCCCACCACACTACCCAAGGCCGTGGCTAAGCTGCGTTGGTCGGCTGTTGCGCCTTCTTGCTCGGCCCTTACTCGTGCTTCACCTGCGCCAGCGCCTACACCCAGTCCGGCCATACCCAAGCGTCCGGCTGCTCCAAGCGGGCCCAACGCCAAGAACGGTCCTACTGAGCCGAAGGATTCACCTAGCTTACGACCAATGGTTTCTTCGTATCCGGGAGCGGCAGTAAACGGCTCGCGTGCCGCAGCCGCTAGGCTGCGAATTTTGTTGCGTGCGATTAACTCTTGCTGGTCGGGCAGTAGCGCAGAAATACCCGTGCCTGCTGACTCCACCATTCCGATGGCGCCGGGGATTACACCCTTGGCAAATTCTTTGAACTGCCCTCCGATGGTCGGAGCTTCTTTGGCTTTTGGCGGTTCCGCTGGGGTTTCAAACCCAAGCATCTCGCTGATCATTCGCTGCGCTTCTTCCGGGGAAGTGCCAGCGGGTACATCAAAGCGGGCTATCCGCCCGTCCGGCATTTCAAAGCGTGCGATTGTCATAGATTTTACTCAGGAGGCTTGCTCTCAAACCCAAGGAATCGAGGCTGTCCTCCCGTAGCAGGACCGCTTCCAAGCATTGTAGGCGAAATCCCATATTGCATAAACTTTTCCATGCGCAGGCGGTTGTACAACTTGGTTCGCTCGGCGGGGTTGAGCATCAAGTCAAAGTTGTCTTTTGACAACGCCGTAAACGCATCATGCGCGGCTTTCTCTGCGGCGGCAACAAGGTCGCGCTCTTTTGACCCACGCTCAATTGCTTCGGCCCCAGCGGTGTAGTACTTGCCCAAAGCGTCACGGTAGGCCGAGTCGGCTTCTTCTTTGATGCGGGCTTGACGCATGGCTAGGCCTTTGAGGCCGCCTTCACCAATGTTGGTAAGGGCGTTGGGGCTTTGCCCGCTCAAAATGCCCAGACCAATTGCAATAAAGTCGTCTCCGGTAAAACCCTTAGTCTTGCCGCCAGCTTCTTTGACGGCTTCTTTGCCCAGAGTTTTTAGTTCAGCCGTGTCGCCTTTTGACAAGAAGTTTTCACGGCCTGCGGCGCCCAGACTTGCATCTGTAGCACCCAAATCAATGTCACCAAACGGAGCACCGATACCCATATTGCCTGCGGCAGTAGCCGCAGCAGCCACTAACCCAGCGCCTGTCTTGGCAGCTTGGCCGGTCTGTGCTGCGGATGTAAGTCGCGCTGCTTCTTCTGCCTCACGCAGCATCGAGGCCTTCTGAATCTTCTCAGCTGCGCTTTCACCAGCGGCAACATCTTGCGCCAGACCAGCGGCTTTGGTAGCTGTGGTGCCTGTCTCAGCACCCTGCGCGGCTTGTGCAGCCTTGCGAGCATTGGCGGCTGCGGCCATTTGTTCCAGGCGTGTAGCTTCCGGTCCGGGCGGTACCATGCGAGCAGGCTGAACCAGACTGGTAATACCTTCGCCGGCTTGCGTAACCGGGATAGTGGTTCCAGGCAGTTTGGCTTGGGGGCCGGTCAGTAGGAGCTGTGCTTCAGGCGTAATCTTGCGGGCCAGTTCTGACTCTGCACGCAATGCTGCAATACCCTCGGGGCTTAGACCGGCGGCGGGAACAAAGCGGTTGTAAGTCTTCTCACCCAGCGTTGCAAGCAGACCAGGCCCTGCTTTGGGTACCGTAGTAGCGGGGGCCAACGGCGTTGGTGCCATCATCGTGTTGAAAACATTACGCCCAACATCACGCGAAAGACCAAGCGCCTCAGCGCCACGTTGGAAGCTGTCCGCAGACATGAACCCGCCCTCGGGTTGTTTGGCAGGAGCAGTTACGCTCTGCCCAGGGATGGCGCTGGCTTTGTCTACAGAAACCGCAGCAGCTTGTGCCGGAGGGATCATCGACATAAACGTCTTTTCCAGCTTGGCGCCGTAGTTGGGGTCCGTTGCGTACGCCCCGCGTTTGCCCTCTTGCAACCCGGCAGAAAACGCTTTGACGTCGGAGCCCGCCCCAATTGCCTTGGGAAAGTTGCGTTCAATTAAACTGGCGTAGTCATTGGCAAATGCTTCTGGCGAGTCGTAAGACTTGTAAGAAGACTTGCTCTTTTCCATCTTGTCGTACGCGGTTGGGCCTTTGCCGGTCACATCTTTGATGTTGCCAAAGTTGTATTTACCGACTGTCTTCCGGCCCCAGTCAGTCTCATGCCCCCACTGAGCAATCAAAACACCGGGATCAACGCCCAGACGCTGGCCAACCTGCTCAGCCACTGCACGGTACTGGTTTGCAAATCTTTGGACAGGATCTTTAACAGCCACACCATCTGCGTAACCAGGCACCTCACCGCCGTCATCAAACGCCACGATGCCGCCTGCGGCGCCGGTAGCAATACCTTGCAAGTTGTTAGCCGGGAGTTGAGCAATACCTACGTCCTCGGGCAACGGCTCGGCAGCCATAGCTGCCAAATTCTGGTCAACTACTTTTGCCTGGGGTTGCTGTTGCTTAGCCTGTTCTTCCGCACGCACCTGTTTGCGCATCTGGCTTTCTTGGAACGCCAGCGGAAAGATAAATGGGTCGTTTTTGTGCATTGCAGCATACTGCTGCAACTCCGAGTCCTTCATAAAGCGGAGCGACGTCAGGATGCTTCTAGTATCTGGGGTCATTGCCATGGTCGTTCCTTACATTTTCGACAGGGCCAGGGCTTGCAAGCCGCTGGGGGCGTCGTCTTTTTTCTTCTCAAAGTCTTTGGGCAGACCGCCTTTCTTACCCATCAGCTTGCTCAAGCCGTAGGCGCCCATACCCAAACCTGCCGCCTGGGACAAGTAGCTCGGCGGGGCCTGATACGACTGGGTCGTGCTTGACTGCATGGGCAGACCGCGAAGCTGGGCATTCATAAACGCCAACTGTTGTTGCGGATACTGCTGGGTCATTGCGTAGTTCTGAATGGCCTGGTTCAGCACGTTCTGGTCATATGCTTGTCTCTGAGCGCCGTACTGGCTCTGCAAACCGAGGTTGCCTGCGCCTTGGCCATACAGCTGCTGGCCGCCTGCAATACCTGCCTGGGCGCCTTGAAGACCTAGATTGGCGCCAAACTGCTGAGCCTGACGTGCCTGATCAAACGCAGACTGTAAGCCTTGAGCCTGGATAGCCCCTTGTTGCGTAGCCAGATTGCGCTGACGTTCAGCCTCCATAATGGCTTGACGGCTACCGCCAAAAGCCCCGGCTTGAGTAGCCTGCCCGCGCTGCTGTGTACCCGCAATATCCGACATGCGCCGGGCTTCGCGCTGCTGTACATCCACCACGTTTTGCATGTACGGAGACATGTAGGCGGCAGTGGCGTAGGGGTTGGTTGCCTGGCGTGCGTATTGTTGACCCGCACCCAGAGCTTGTGCCGTACCAGCAGCCGTGCCGCCCATGCCTGCTTGCATAGCGGTGCCGGTTTCCAAACCGCTTGCCGTCTGGTACGCCTGGTTTTGCAGGGGGTCAAATTGAGCATAGGCAGAACGCGCCGCAGCCATTTCACCGGGGCCAAGACCCGCTTGACCGCCGTCTACTTGCGCACCAAACGCCTGATATGGCTTGACGCTGGTAATCTGCGTAGTTCCGTCGGGACCGGGAGCAGTGTTGAACAACTGCTGCTGGGTGGCGCCCAGCATGGTCTCTACGTACGGACGGGCGTACTCGGGGATGTTTGACGTCTGCGTTGTGCTCGTAGTCGGGCCGCCACCACCACCGCTGCCTCCGCCCCAAAGGGTGAAATTTTTAATAATAGCCAGCGGGTTCCAAAACGATTGGAGCAAGTTCATAGCAATGCCTCGACCAGAGTGTTGCGGGGTTCAAAGTTGTAGCGTTTCCACAACCGGACGATGGCGTCTCGTCCTGACCCTTGGATTTTCGTAGCGCCTCGGCTTTTCAGGATTACCTTGAGCTGCTCAAAGGTCTCCTTACTGGAAATCAGTTTGCCCCCAATACAGGTGACAAACGCCACACGGTGCAGGGGGTAGTTGATGAACGACACGGTGGCCGCCCCTTGGATTTTATTCTCTTCGTCCGCTGCCACCAAGAGAAGCCACTGCCCGCCCGTCACAAATTGCTGGACGTGGTGGATGTTGTAGCAAGCGGCCCAGTCGGGGAAGTCCACGCCCTTGGTCAGCGCGTCGTTCAGGAAAGGCTCCACCAGCGGCCAGACTTGCTGGACGTGGTTTGTGTCGACGTGCTGAACCGTCAGTTTCATGCGGGTGTGTACTTCTCAGGCTTGATCTGCTTGCCTTGCTTCTTGGTGCCAGTACGGGCAGAGCGGACCTTGTCTAGCATCTTGTACAACTGTTTGGCGCCTGCCTCTGTGGAGCCGTTGCCCAGACCAGACACAACATCTGCCGGAACCACAAACTCACCGTCGGCCAGACGGGCTGGCTGCTTACGCCCAATCGTAGCGGGGATGTTGTCAGACATGCCATCCCCTGGGCCTTTGAGCAGGCGCCCGCCATCAGAATAGCCGCCAAGGTTGGCAATACCGCCACCCGCCATGCGCTCCATACCCGTCATCTGATCAACGCCGACATCTCCTGCACCTGCCACGACATTGCGTGACACGGGGGTTTGCCAGGGCGTAGCGTACGCACCCTGCTGGATGTCAGATTGGGGATAACCCGTATTGGCTCCGATAGCGTTGCGGTTGGACATCTCTTCCACCGGGCCGCCAGCAACATAGGGTTTATACGTATACGGGGTGTACGTGTCGGGGCTGTACCTAAACTTGGACAGCGGACCGTCGTATTTCTCGGGACCTGCCACGCCTTGGGGTTTGTTCAGGTATTTGGCGGCTTGCAGTGCACCAAGGCCCATACCGCCGTACTTCATGACGCCCTGTGTCAACGGATCTTGTTCTTTATAGATTTTGTAGATGGAGGACAGGGGGCTAGAGAAGGGGAAACTGGATTTGGCGGCAGCGGCAGTGTTGGCCTCCAGTTGTGCTTGCGCCATGCCTGTAGGGTCTGCGGACATTGCTGCCGGGCTTCCGGCAGGCACAGCATTGCCAAAAGCATCAAACGAAGTTGGTGTCGATGGTGCAGCAGCGGCGGCTTCATTGGCCATACCGGCGGCTCCCAAACTACGATCTGTAGCTTCCAGGTCATACAACCCCTGCCCTTGTGTGGCGTCGGGCATATAGCTGTTCATGAACTCCGGGCTGATGTTCTTCATGACATCCGCTGTCTCTAGCGCATTCATCTCATACAGAGGGGCTGCCGGATTTACGTTGGCAACACCACTTCCAAATTGCTGGGCCAACAAAGCAGGGTCACCAATCTGACCCGCACCCAAAGCGGCATCAACGCCGGGCATAGCACCCATGTTGGCAAACTGAGCCGTCTGGGCTGCAACTTCCGGCATAACAGCGGCGGTTTGCCCAAGGGCGGTTTGGAAAGCAGGGCTCAGTGCGCCTAGTCCGCCAGCACCGGCCCCCGCCAGCGCGGTACCAAGACCCGCGCCCGTGCCAAGACCAAGACCGGCAACACCCGCACCTTCAAGCGCAGAAACACCCGCCATGCCTTCGAGAAAGCCAGCACCCGCAGTAGCAGCTTCAGCTGCTCCAATCGCTTCCGCCGCCAGGGCGGCTTCACCTACACCAGTACCCATGGTGTTCTCCTGTAAATTGGTTGAATCGTAACATTTTCAGATCTTTGACACAAACGTCGCCGTGAAGATCACGGACGGTATTGCCGGGCGTGTAGGGGTAGCCGCCACGGGCTCTGACTGGATAAACGCGCTGGTATTTGTGGTATGCCACTGTAAGCTGACGTTGTCCCCTGCGGCCATATCAACAAGCAAGTTCACCGTACCTACCGCATAGAACGGCGTTGCTGGGTTCTTACGGGCGGCCATACCAATCCGGGTGTTGGAGCGCGGTATGTTGGTGCCGTTATAAAGAAACCAAACGTCGATGGATTCCGTGGAGTTGGCCAGGTTGGCGCACTGAATACTGTACTGAAAGTTATACCGCCCCGCTTTGGCAGTAGTTACTTGATACCCGCTTACCAACGAAACGTAGTTAGACGCGTCGGTGTCAGTAAACGTAATATCGTAAGCCGCTGTGGTGCTGGCTGCCGTTTGTGAAGCCGAAGATGAAAACGCCCCGTTGGGGAAATAAATGGCCGACCCATCATTGATGGGGGACAATGCGGTTGTACGCAGCTGGCTGTTAAAGCTGTCCAGTTGGTTGAAGTACAGGCGCAGGATGTTGGTGTACTGATCCATAAACCGCTGGTCGTACTCGACCGGGGCGGCTGCCAGACGCGGAGCAACGAACCTGTTGAGGTCTTGCTCGGTATAAACAAACAAGTTGCTCATCGACGACCATCCGGGCGCACATCCATACGCGGGGTTCCCAGCTGCCAGGCCACACCAAGTTCAGTGGACTCCACGCGAAACGCCATCTGACGACCACGCAGACGGACATAGACCTGCTCGGTGAATTGCTGCACGTTATAGGACTGCTGGCCTGCGTAATTCTGCGTGCTCTTGACTGCCGGGTTGTCCGACGTGCCATAGTTGGTGCCGGGGAACTGCCGTGGGCGCACAGTAAAGTTGGCCTGGGGTTTGTTGACGTTCGAGCCGTCAAACGTAATGTCAGGGATCATGCGCCACACAAAACCGAAGTTGTGGCCGTCGCCAATATCAAAGTCCGAGGACTGCACGTAAGCAGTGATGGGGGACGCCGGGTTTGTTGTGCCGTCATCATTACCCGTCTCGTGGTACACCAGCTGGCCGTTTGACCCGGCGTAAGGGGTGGCCATCGGCTGCGAGCGCAGCGGGCTATCCAGCCAAGAACTGCGAGCCAGCGTGCCGTAATACCAAGTGCGTTCCAAGTAGTTGTACACAACGTACTTGTCTACCGTGGAAGAAGAAGCAGAGCAATAAAACCACCAGATTTCGTTATAGCCCTCATTGGTTCCGGCAAACGCCTGGAAGCCCTGCGTGGTATTGATGTCGTCATAGACGTACTGACGCAAGGTGCATGGAAGGGTTTCCACTCGACCGGAATACATGTAGAACTTGTCGACACCCATCCAGTACGTGATGTTGTTGACCGTAGCAACGCAGTTGGGGCCCAAGATGGAGATGTTGTCTCCCATGATTTGAACGCCCCAGACGTACGGCGCTCCAAGATATTGCATGGAATAAATGGCTGCATCGGTCAACACCAATACTTCCTGACGAGTCTGAATGGCCGTAATAATCTGCGACCCCCGGCTCAGTCGATAGCTGCCCGCTTGGTTGGTAATGGACGGCGTCCACACATTGGGGCTTTCTTGGTCGGACCAGCGCACCAACATCGGGTCTTGCGTGGTCGATCCGTAGTCGTTAACGCCAAATGCCAAAATAAAGCGAGAGGCGTCAGACACCATGACGTAGTTGCAGAGGGATGGCGCGTTGGCCACCCGCATGTAGCTTGCCCCCGTCGTGGAGCCGGTCATGGTGACAGGTGTTAGCAAGTCAACAGTTGAGGAAAGCGTGTAGACCAACGGGGTAGCGGTAGAAACAAGGTAGTACGGAGTGTTCGCAACAACCCCAGTCGGGAGCGTTCCGTTGGTTGTAAACGAAACACCAGTACCCTCCGCCAAGTAGCTAGCAAGGGTGACTTCAGAAGTCGCTATATTAAAAGTTACCGTCTGCTGAGTCAGCTGCACAGCCCGGTTAAATTGCGTTGGGACAACCGTGTTGAACGCCCAGTAGTAAATAGGACCGCCACGGGGGTTGAACACCAAGTCCTGGCCAAAGTTGGACTGGCTCCATGTGCGCAATTGAACACTGATGCCAGACGCAGCTTCCTCGCCCCAGCCAGTATTTGTTCCGGGAGAAGCCACAACGCCGCCCCAAGTACCTGCGCCCCAACCGTTGACGGCGCCAAAGACATCTGCGCCCGAGGCAATTGGGTATTGGGCGACTGTAAGCGACCCACCGTTTCCAACGTCGCTGGCGTTAGCCGTTGCGCTGGTCGTGATGCTGTAGGTGTTTGGACCAATGTACGTGACTTGGAACTCGCTGTTGAGGACGGCAGCCGTGATGTTGCCACCCAGAGAGGCCGCTCCACTGAACGTTACAAAGTCGCCCGTGTTGCCACCCCAACCCGAGTTGGTAACCGTGACAATGTTTGAGCCTGACGTAGCGGCAAAGGTCACCTGCCCTGCCAGCGTAGTTTTACGCAGCGGCGTCACATCGTTAATGTTGCCACCGACCCCGTTCTGAATATAGAACTTCAGGTTGGTACCAAGGCTCAACAGGTTGAACCCGTTCAAGGACACCCAGTTCCACATGGAGCGGCAGATGCCCCAGAACATGCCAGTAGGCGGCACAGCGGGCTCGGTGACCACGCCAGCATCCTTTACCCAGCCGCCGATCTTCTCAGGATAGCCGGAACGGAACCGCACCTTATCGGACTCAAACCAACCGCCCTCGTTGGCCAACGTGGTTGATTCCCGGTTGACACCCGGTCGGAACTGAAGCTTCTGTAAGGGCATCTGGACTCCTACGACATGAACAGGGCGCGTTCGTCAAGTCGACGGTTTTGTAACCCTTTCAGTATTTTGCCACCAGCCATGCAGTACTTCAATAGTTCCTGTCCTGCGCCCTCTTTGTCCCCGCGATTGAGCTTTTGACGAAGCGTCGAACGCTGGAGTGTTCCAAGACCGACGTTAAAACTGAAAGACACAAGAGCATCAAACATGCCTTGTGTAAGAGGAGCAGTGATGTAGGTGTGAACCCCTCGCTCAAAGCGAGCCAGATCTGCGCGAAGTATTCCATCAACTTCCTCCATGCTGAAGATCCTGAAATCCTCGATCTTCAAGGCAAACCCATCCCGCTGGTCGATGGGCAACTTCCCCTGCTCCGGGTACAACACATGTCCAACGCCAATTGTCCAGAGCTTGGCCGGGCAACGGTAAGGCTTTTGTCTTACACCCTCATGGTGCTTGATCATGGCCACGGCTTGGGGGCTGACGTTCATTTGCCGAATGCCCGACCGCCGAAGTGGAACGCAATAATGCTGGCAAACAGCGCCTGGGTCTCGTCATCCCACAACTGGTCGGCCATGTCTTGGAACCCAACGCCGGTGCTGAGGCCGTGGTATATCAGGGCGCAATCAATTCCGACCAACAGGAAGAAAAACCCGTAGGTGATCACCGGGCGTACGCTGGCACGTAGGTTCTTCATCCACTGGCTGGTGCCTTCGTTGAGCGCCGTATCGTGGGCGTATATAGCCTGCATCTCGGCTTGCTGGGCGGCAATCAGGGACACCTTCTCGTTGGACTTGGTCTCGATCTCAAGCTGCTGGGTGTGGACATGCTCGACCCGCTCCTGGGCTTCAAACCCCAGCTTGCGCATCTCAAGCTCCCGGGCGATCTGCATCTGGGCCAGCTCCAGCTCATGTTTTTTGTCGCTGCGGTCTTGGAAGAAGTCCAGAATCTTAGGCAAGCCGCCCATCAAAAACGAGATCAGGGTAGAAAATAGTGTCAGCATTAGTAACTCTTTTTGGTTAACATTGATGAAGCAATGAGCAGCATGGACTGGGCATCCTCTACGCTCTCAGGTCGATCTTTGTACCCGACGGTAATTTGACCGATGAAACGTGTTGCGTCGGGTGGTACAGAGATTCGACAACCGTAGGTGACACCAGCCTCGACGTACCACAGGCCGACTTCGCTTTGTGGCTTTGCGTAATCACTGCATGGCGTCTCTCCTGCCATAAGGCGTACAACATCTGCGT